CCGAACTGAAAGTGGAGTTTTTGAAAAACTTGGTTGAAGGTTGTAAAAAAACAAGGTTCGGTAAAATGCCAAGTTGGAACAAGGGAACGAAAGGAGTAATGAAAGCCAATTCTGGAACGTTCAAAAAAGGGAATTTACCACACAACACCAGGCAAAAAGGAGAAGAATCATTCGATAAAGATAATCACATCTTAGTAAAGATAGCGCACAAACACTGGGTAAAAAAACATTTTCTTCTGTGGAACGTTCGTTCGTGGGGGGTAGAACGTTCGTTCGTGGAACGTTCGTTCGTGTGGGTAGGAACGTTTGTTCGTGGTCTGCCTGAATTAGTGGAAAAATTGTTCTTACTTTTCCATATTGACCTGAGTCATTTTTTATGTCAATTACCCCAACTTCAAAAAGCTGACCAATCAAATTTGATATTGACCTGGTAGTTACGCCATATATTTTAGCTAAATATTCATTACTTGCAAAGCAATATCCGTTCTGAGCCGATAAGCTCAGAATGTCCCCATACAGCAACTTTGCATTAGGATTTAACTTTTGCATTGATTTTATGGCATCCGGTATTATAATAAATCCCATAATTTATATATTTACAAGTTCCTCAAATTTTTTCAATGCTGCCATAAGCTCGCCATAGGAAAAAGCATCTTTCCCAAAATCATTATCCTTTGGTTTGCTTTCTTTCGCCTTAAAAGTAACCTCAACGCCACCAAAATTAGATATTGATTCCTTCTGTTCTTTCACCTTAAACACTTCAAAACAAACAGAACCTTTTTTGTTTTTGCCTTTAGCAATTGCAATATTACCTTCTCTTTTAATGATCTCAAAATTGAAACCTCCGTTTTTGTAACTCTGTATATTTTCCATAGTTTTATAAATAAAAAAACCGCTACAATTCGCAGGTAGTCGGATTACCCTTGAATTATAACGGCTATGTGTATATGAATTTATGATTTTGCTTAAGGATCCGACCTCTTAAATAAAATCTACATTTGCATTGTAATACCACAAATATAGAAACAATTTTATTAAGTAGGTAGCTTTTTAAAAATAAATTTAATCTTTCGGTGCCTCAATTGGAATAAAACCAGTTCCGGTTCCTTCATTGCCGTTCATTTTCAGAAAATCAATTTCGACTTTCGCACTGTTCACAATAACGGCGGCCACATCGGCCATTGCTTTTGCGCGTTCTGTTTCTTTTTCGATGTCGCAATCTTCATCACTCAACCTTTCAAGCTGCGCAAACAGCAGATTCCTAAGATCGCCTATTTTATTTCGTACCATTTTTGATTCGTTTTTTTAGTTTATTAAATATTTTGATAGTTTGTTTCAATTCGGTTGGGTATTGGTGAACGGTATTGCGGCGCATGTTCTCCGCCTTGGTTATCAATTCTAAATTTTCAATTCTTATATCGTGCGGATTACCATTTTTAAACCTCAGCACCATTCCTTTTGGTATTTTCCCGATTTCTTGCTCCCACAGAAGGAAGTGCTTTTTAACCCAGTGTTTGTGGCCGATCTTTACAAGAATGTGATTATCTTTATCAAATGATTCTTCTCCAGCGTTACGTGTATTGTGGGGTAAATTTCCTTTTTTGAAGGTTCCGGAATTGGCTTTCATTACTCCCTTTGTTCCTTTGTTCCAACTTTCTTTAATTCCGAACCTTGTTTTTTTACCACCTTCAACCAAGTTTTTCAAAAACTCCACCTTCAGCTCGGCCATGTATTCCGGGTCTTTTCCAAGCCCTAATAAATCCGCTTTGCCATAGATGCTTGCCGAACTTCGGCCAAAGATTCGCATTAGTTCCGGGTGATCTGTAACCGGGTAAAGTTGTTTCAGTTTTTCAACTTCTTCGCTGGACCATTTCTTTCTAATCATGGCGTTTCAATGTTTCGTTAAACTTTTCCTCCTCCGCATTCGCCAACGCTTCATTGATTTTCTTCAAAATAATCAGCGTTTTTGGTTCTTTTTCTTTCCAGTTCTCTAGCGTTTCACGGCTAACTCCTACCTTAATGCAAAGCTGTCGAATTGATACCCCTGCCCGCTTTGCACGTTCCTTAATTTTATTGTAAGTTTCCATAGTGTAACATTTTTTTTATAAATTATTTTAATAATAGTACAAATGTAAAACTATTCTGTTATATTTGCACTATAATTATTGTAAAACATTTAAAAAATAACAACTATGTCACAACAACTCACAGTAAAAAGCATTTTCGAAAAGGATTCTGTAAAGCAGAAATTCGAACAGATGCTTGGTAAAAAATCGCAGGGCTTTATTACTTCCGTTCTGCAGATCAGCACAAACAATGCTTTGCTTGCCAAAGCGGATGCGATGACGATCTATAATGCCGCAATGATTGCCGCAACTTTAGACCTGCCAATCAATCAAAATTTGGGCTTTGCCTGGATAGTACCGTATAAAGGTGCTGCACAATTCCAAATGGGATGGAAGGGTTATGTGCAGCTTGCACAGCGCACAGGGCAGTATAAGCGCATCAACGTGACAAAGGTGTACGAAAACCAGTTCAAGGGCTTTAATTATCTCACAGAGGAACTGAATGCTGATTTCAACCAAGAGCCACAGGGCGCAGTTGTTGGGTACGCTGCTTATTTCTGTTTACACAATGGATATGAAAAATTGATCTACTGGACCAAAAAGCAAGCCGAAGATCATGGCCGCAGATTTTCCCAAAGTTTCAATAATGGCCCTTGGAAAACTGATTTTGATGCGATGGCAATGAAAACAGTTCTGAAGAACATGCTTTCAAAATGGGGTATTCTTTCAATAGAAATGCAAACAGCAGTTCGCACAGATTCGGCAGTAATCAAAGATGAATCAGGTACCACAGTTGAGTATGTCGATAACTCCGCAGTGGAAGAACTGCCATTGATTACCGAAGAACAGTTGGAAGAGGCAAAGAACGAAATTAAAGCCGGTAATTGTACGCTGGCAGATGTTCAGGCCCTGTATGATCTTTATCCGGAACAAATTGATTACTTAAAAAACTAAGCACCCATGAAAAACGAAACAAAAAGATTCTCCTGCTCTTCATTTGGCCGCCTTATGACCGGGGCAGCACTACCAGGTGCCGCAGGATTAACTGCAGTGCAGCAGCGTGACCTTGACACACTGCTATCGAAAGAAAAGCGCACAGAAAAGCAGGAACAAACCATGCAGGAACTGATTGCAAAGCGTGATACTATTCAGGTACCGCAACTTTCTAAGGGTGCAAAATCCTATATCGAAGATGAATTTATAAAAGATCGCTTTGGCTTCAAAAAAACCTTTACTAACATCTATACTGAAAAGGGTAATTTATTGGAGCAGCGCAGCATTCGTGAGGTCGGGCAATATCTCGGCTATAAGTTTGCCACAAAGGCACCTGAAAAGTTTATGCGCAATGATTATTTAAAAACAAGGGGCTATGATTGGAAAGTAAAACGCTTTGTTTTCGACCAAAAGAACGTTTGGGACCCAACCGGATTGAAGTTGTTCCAAGATGAAGCCGAGTTAGCAATTTACGAATGGCAGATCAGAGGTTACAAGATGCTGATAAACGAGCTGGAAGGGGGCGAGATTGAAAGCGGTGCAGTTATCCGGGTATTGATGAACCCAACAGATGAACAGGTCTTAAAACAGGCCAAAATTATGTTTGTGGATGACGGGAACGATTGGAGCGATGCCATGCCGATCGAATTTGTGCAGGAGGTGCAAGATATGTTTGATTTTGAGGCAAAGTTTCCGAATATTGAAGATAGGATTAGGATCTATCCTGTCGAATGTTCCGCAGAACATGAGGAACTGATTCGCATTTATGTTGGATTGGCGCAGGAATATTACGAAAGTTTGCAAGAACGTGTTGAGCACGTAAATGATGGCAAATTGTCGATGTTTAGGAATGTTTAGATTAAAAGGCTATGACTTCGGTTGTGGCCTTTTTAATTTATATTTAAAATATTTTAAACAATATTAGAATATAACATAAAACTGTTATATATTTGTATAACGAAACGAATTAGAAACAATTAAAAACTATCTATCATGTGGTACACTTACGAATTCAGAAACGCAGACGGAAAATTGGTTGAAGATCATAGCGGATCAACCGGATCGATTCAACCCGACAAAATGAAGGACTATATCATCAGGCAGAAGGAGCAGAACTTAACCGCCAAACACGGTGTAAAATGTTTTGTGAAGCTTACTAAAACTGAAAGATAATGCTAAAGCCCGAAAAACAAACCTGCATATTTTGGGAAGAGCCGTTTGAAGAAGATGGCCGCCCGGAGTACCAAATCAAATGCTTTGCAGTTCTTGACCCTGCCACTGATGAGTGGGAAATTGAACACATCGAAGCCAATGGAGAAGAAACAACAACCGCAGAGTTAGCACCAAACCTTTTGAAGTACGACAGGACCACAAAGCGCGAGCGCCCAATGACAGAAGATGAACTGATAAGCAAAATTATTTATGAACTGAATAATCCGATATAATGGAAAAGCCGCTCAACTCGAGCGGCTTTTTTTTATAAGTCTTCGTAATATGATAATGTTGTTGTTACGCTTGCGGCCGCTCCTGATGTTACTTTTGCACTTACTGAAAGCTGCAAAGATGGCGGCAGTCTAATTTCAAACTCTTTAAGGGTTTGAGATAGCGAGCCTTTTGCACCAAGTGTAAAAGCAGCTAATAATGTTCCACCGCTTACAGTATTTGCTGTTATATCATAATCGGTAACAAGGTTCGTGCCTGCTGATTGAAAGTTTGTAGCGCCTGAAAATACAGCATTTGCCCGAAGTTCAACAATAACATTTTGATTTGATTCTGAAGAAATTGATAAGTGAACAGGTTCTATTTCCACCTGATTGTATAAATAGTTGTATGTTTTTCTATTTCTAAGTGTCAGTACATTTGTTTGTGTAGTTGTTACACTTTGCGTATTACTAACAGCTCGTGGATTCCTTGTTTTTTGCACTTCACCCTCAACGAATAACGCAGCAGAAGCACAATAAACGGGCACACTTGTAGTAGTTCCGATTGATGCTGAATAGATGCCAAAATGCAATGACGGTTGTCTTAATGAAGGCGTTGTATTTGCGTTTTCATATTCGATAACGTGAACTAATTTAAATCCTAATCCTGGTTCTTTTACAAAAAAACGAATCGAACCAAAACCCAAATAAGGATAAGATATTTGAAAAACATTACCCTTTGTAGGGTCCAACCAAGTGCAAGTATCTTCGCTCCAAGTTGCTTTAGGTGTGTGTGTGCTTGTCTTTGTTACGCCTGCCCGATTCTGTACTATTGTGCCTGTACTTGTTGCGTGCACGTAAGAATAAGCTCCCGATTTTGCACCATCACTTTGAGCTGATATAATTACAGTAGCACCTATTTGATCAGCTACCCAAAGCGTAGTATTTGCATTTATCCAAGTAGCTATCTGATAGGCATTAAAAGTTGTAGTACCTGCAGTTAATGGAATCACAAAAGCAGTTCCATTAAGTGTTAGCGTTAAATTTGTACTTCCTGTACTTGCAACAGTTACAGTAATTGTTCTAACTTCTGCAACTCCATCTTTTCTATGCCAAATACCAAAAGTAGTTCCGTTATACCCGAATGAAAGTTCATCAGATAAATTAACCAATCCAATACCGCTCCAATGATTAGCAGTATTTGAAGGAAAAACGCCCGTAAACCTTGCCCGACCGCCTTGACCTGCATTGTAATTTAATGCTCTAAAAGATTGAATTGCGCCATAACTTAAAGCACCTACTCCATTAGTTACAGCAAACATTCTATTCGTTATGCCTGTTGTGCCTGTTCCTGATGTATATTCTTTGAAATTAGTAGGAATAAACTCATAAACGCCTGTATTTTGAATAAAAGCGGTTAATCCGGCTGTAATACTTTCGCCAAATGCGCCTTTATCAATGTCTAATTCTAAAGGTATCGAACTAACAATATTACTATCAACTGTTCCAGTAACCGTAACAGTGCCCGCATCAACCGAAAAAAAAAGACAAAGCGCGTCCAAAGTATCGTCATAATTTGCACCCCAAGCAACGCCAGCTTCATCAAGCACCTGAGCATAGTCACGAATTTGGCAAATGATCTCCTGCGTCCGAAGGTCAACAAATTTAAAACCCTCATCAGGGGATTGGAACGGATAAACGCGAGCGGCACCTTTCGGGACCGCCTGCATCAACCCAACTGTTGTGTCCTTGAACACAATCATTTGCCCTTTCTCGTAAATCTTAAGCGTCTTTGATATTATCATCTTTGCTTTTCTTTTTTGCCTCGTTTACAGTGATAACTTTACCATGCACATTTTTTGCAACTTTTACCATATCAGTAACATACCAAAATAAAGACTTCCCCTTTACCTCTTCAAAACTTTCATCAATACTTTTTACCTCTATCCATATCAGCACCATTGCCAGCATTTTTGTAAGTGCAAAAGGTATCTCTGTGAACAAATGAATAAAATCATTCATTACAAACTTATCCAAAAGAAAGAATGAAATTATCACAACATTATAAGATACCACTTTTGGCAATAGTCCTGATCTTGCTTTCCGGCTGGTCCATTTTGCTTTTTCAATGTCCTGAGCTGTGAGCTTTTTCCCATCTTCAAGCTTATGTTTGTTCTTTTTTTTAATGGATTGAACCCGCCAAAACGCCATTATCATATCAGCCGCAATAAAAATGCCGACAGCAGCCAAAACTCCAGCAATTGGAGCTAAAAAAGCTGAAACAAAAAGTACTGCCGGAGCCAATGCCTCGCATATTTTGTGTAAAAAGTTTGAAACTGTCATTTGTCTGCGTTTTCGACGTGATTTTTATCTATTTTATTCAAAAAGTTAGCGACCGCCAAACCTGTTTTTGTGAGCGAACGAAGGCGCTTATTTATTCCTAAAACTTTGCTGATCGTTTCATCAGGATTGCCGAATTTATGACCGTTCTTTTTTATTAGCGTATCATTGAACAAGTCAGCACAGGCCACGTTCCCGAATTGGTCGATGCCAATGGCGAACGTTTTAAGAATGTTTGACAGATAGCCAAGCAATAACTTAGCAGCGCTGTAAATCATTCCTAAAGGGTACAGAATAGCCCCTACAATGATAGCAACTAAAAAAAGAATGATACCCATTTACTCGCCTGTAATAAATTGGTTCAAACTTGCAATATACTTATCTTTTCGCTCCTGTGTAAAGATTGTATCTATTGCAGTTCCTTCAATAATAGTTAGGCATTGTTTTAGGCTTCCGAGCGGCAAAATACCCATGACAAGCTGAAATTTTTGAGCCTGCTGTACTGTTTCCTCGATCGTGAACGGATAGCCACGTTGAGAAGCTATTAGGTCGTTATCAATCAAATATTCGTTCAATAGCTGTTTGCCGAATGTTTGGCGCTCTGTTAGTTTTTCAGCGTCTGATTTTACAGGAATCTGATCAGCAGCATCAGCTTCCTTTACTGTGCATCCGGGTAACAGCGGTTCAAAATATGCTTTTGCTGCTGTCAAATCTGCAAAGTTTTGAAGATAAGAGTTAGGGCCTAAAGTTGCTTTGTATGTTTTCATTATGCGATTAGATTTATAATGTTAGGAACAAAACCCGCAGAAGATAACGCCATCGGCATAGTAGCTAAAGCAGTACCGGTATAAGCGCTTGGATGCAGTTGTAAGCTTAACGAAATTGCAGCCATAGTGTTAGCCATGCCGAAGTAATTTGAAAGCCCCGGACTTGTAATAGTTTCAAATCCATTCCCTGCGCTTGTATTTGTGCAGAAACAATAAACGCCAGGCGTTAATGATAATGTTCCAGTACTCCAAGCAAGTACAGCGACACCGCCAACAGCCGTATTAAATGCGCCTGTTTGATCTACCAATACCCATTGTGTGCCGTTGAATTTGTAAAGTGCTACTATTCCATTTCCTGCAATTGCACCCGATACTCGAACGCGCGGAGCCTGTATGTCAACATCGTGCAAAATATCAACGATTGCACCGTAGTAATAATTTGGAGCTACAAAGTTAGTGCCCTGAGTATTTGAACAAACATTGAAATTTGTATGATATCCAACAGGGTATGCAATTGGATAACCGCCACCACCTGCCGCTAATTCATCAATAGCCGCTTGTACATCCGTTGCCGCAAGTCCTGATACTGCATTATCATAAGTCACATCAACCGCAGCAGCACCACTTAATTCAAAAAAAAAAGCAGACACAGCGGTCATAACAGCAATCTGAGTAATACCATAAACAACGCCAGCAGAATCAAGCACATCGTCCAAAGTATCAACAAATGCGATAACATCGCCTGTTATTACGTTTTCAAAAACGAAACCCGAAGCGCCCCAAGGCTTCATTGTTGCCTGCCCTTTTGGCAAAACCAAGAATGGCACAGTTGCTGTTTCTTCCGAAAAGGCAACGCCGCCGCCTAACTCGTATACTTTTAATTTTGCAAATTGCTTATTCATTTCTTTAGTAAATTATCGGTAGTGTAGAAATATTTTTATTTTTCGGTTTGCAGGTTTTGCAGTATTTGTCAGGGTCGAAATCGAAAGGCGTGTATAGTGCTGAATTATCACACAGATAATCCAAAACTTCCTTTTGCAGGAATTGGATTTTATCTTTCATGGTATCTTTCAGGTATCGCATATCATTCCCGGTTGCGGCCGTCGCAAAGTTCGCCTGGG